ATGGCTGTGGTTAATGACAGGCACCCCGGCAGCACAGTCTCCAGAGGATGCCTACGGGCTGGCAAAACTCGTGAACCCACTCGGAGTGCCGAAGTATTTCACCGGATTCCGCGACCTCGTGATGTACAAGCTGACACAGTTTAAGTACGTTCCCAGACCGGACGCCAAAACGATTGTGCATGAAGCACTGCAGCCGGCAATACGCTTTACCAAAGCGGAGTGCATGGACTTGCCCGACATGGTGACAATCAAACGGCGCGTCGAACTGACACCGCAGCAAACCAAGTACTACGAGATCATGAAAAAGAAGATGATTATCGAGGCAGCGGGTGAGCAGGTGACAGCCGCTAACGCAGCGGTAAAGCTGGGAAAACTCCTCCAGATTTCGGCCGGAGCGGTGTACAGCGAAGACGGTGAGACGGTGGAGTTCGACATCACCAGTCGATACAACGTGCTGATGGAGGTGATTGCCGAGACAGAGAACAAGGTGCTGATCTTTGCCCCTTTCCGTAGCGTCATCGAGGTGCTCGCCAATCAGCTGAACAGCGACGGTATCAGCACCGAGATCATCAATGGGGGCGTAAGCCCTGCCAAACGCACGGACATCTTTCAACGCTTTCAGACCACGGACAGCCCCCGAGTTCTCGTGATACAGCCGCAAGCTGCGGCGCACGGGGTGACGCTCACGGCGGCGGACACAGTTGTATGGTGGGGCCCCACTTCATCCGTGGAAATATACGAACAGGCCAACGCTCGGGTGCATCGCTCAGGACAAAAGAACAAGTGCACCGTGGTGCATCTGCAAGGGTCGGGGGCGGAAGTTCATGTGTTTTCTATGCTGGAAAACAAAGTCAGCGTCCACTCAGAAATGATCAATTTATATAAAAAAGTGCTTGCGTAGTAAAAATAAGGGTAGTACAGTGGGTAGCACAAACAACCACTGGAGGCCGAGATGTCTGCCGAAAAAACCGTTGAGACTGAAGACCCAAAGCTGACCAAACTGGTTCGGGTCTATCTCAAAATGAAAGAGAAGAACGACGAGCTGACCGCCGCGTATAAAGACCAAACCAAAGAACTTGCAGATCAAATGGCGCTGGTAAAAAACGCGTTGCTGGAGTACTGCAAGGAGCACGGTGTGGAAGGCGCACGCACCAAGTCTGGCCTGTTCTACCGCACCACCTCAACAAACTACTGGACGAATGACTGGGCGTCGATGCACGCTTTCGTGCTTGAGCACCAAGTTCCAGACTTGCTTGAGAAGCGCCTGCACCAAGGCAACATGAAACAGTTCTTGGAAGAGAACCCCGACGTGTTGCCGCCCGGCCTCAACACCGAAACGAAATACCAGATTAGCATTCGGAGAAAGTGATGAATAGCAACAACCTTATCAGGATCGGCGAGCTGGCGGAACGCCTGCAAGTTTCCACGGTTACCATAAGAAACTGGATGGAAAGCGGTGTCATACCAAAGAGTTCGTACATTGCTGTTCCCGGCGACAATCGAACCACATACCGGTTTGACTATGATAAGGTACGCGACCACCTTAGCGCCGACAATGCCGAAGGGCGCAAACAACTTGAACTCGACTTGTAACAACCAAACCAAAACGCAGAGGATAGTATGAGCAACGTAACATTGTTTGAAGGCAAGAAATTCAAGCTGCCAGCCATGCCGGCAGGCTTTGAAGACAGCATCACTAAGACCATCGCAGGCGGTGGCAGCGGCGGCGCGGGTAACCGTCGAATCTCTATCAAGGGTAAGGCGTTTCGTCAGGTGGTGAACGGCGAAGAAGTCTACGTCAGTGAAGATCGCGCACTGGATGTAATTCTGGTGAACGCTGCGCCGGTGTCCCGTCAATACTACGAAGGGGCGTACGACCCCAAAGCACAAGCTGTTCCCCCCACCTGCTGGTCCTCTGATACTCAGAAGCCAGACGCAGCTGTGCCGGAAGACCAGCGCCAGAGCGACAAGTGCATGACCTGCCCAAACAATATCAAGGGTTCCGGTCAGGGCGAGTCCCGTGCGTGCCGATTCTCCCAGCGCGTTGCAGTGCTGCTTGATGGTGAAGTTGAGAAGAAAGAGGTGTACCAGCTGCAGCTCCCTGCCACCAGCGTGTTCGGCGACGGCAAGGACGGCAAGATGGGCCTGCAGGCATACGGCAAGTTCTTGGCCGCAAACTCTGTGCACGCTATTTCCGTGGTCACCCGCATGAAGTTCGATGTTTCCAGCGAACAGCCTAAGCTGTCCTTCAGCGCGGTGCGCCCGTTGGATCAAGAAGAGCTCGAAATCGCGCTGGAGATGCGTGACTCCAAGGAAGCCAAGGACGCTATCACGATGACTGTCGGTGCGTTTGACGGCGACAAAACCTCCGGGTCTTCCGCAAAGCCTGCGGCCAAAAAGGCTGCCCCGGTAGTTGAAGACGATGAAGAAGCGCCTGCGCCGAAAGCCAAGAAGAAACCTGCCCCGGTAGTCGAGGAAGATGAAGACGAAGCGCCAGCACCGAAGAAGAAAGCTGCTCCGGTGGTTGAGGAAGACGACGAGCCGGTGGTGCGCAGCTCCAAGAAGCCCGTGCCAAAAGACGAACCCGCGGGTGAGCTCGACGACTTGCTGGGTGAGTGGGACGACTAATCCCAAATAGACTGTGCATACTTTAGGCGGGGGCGCTCCGGCGCCCCTTGTCGTCTCTAGAGATCGCTGGTGGGATATGGGCGCACTAAAATTCTTAGAACATGTGCTCGCCGAGGGGCAGCACTACTGCATATTTGCCGTCAAGGCCGGTCAAAAGCAGCTCACGCAAAAGTTCTTTTCGTCTCTTGCAGACATGGGGGAATACGCACAGGAGCTTGATGAAACCGACCACGACGTGTACTTCGCGTTGGCGTCTTTTCTTTCCGAGGGTAAACGTACCGCGGATAACGCAGAGAAGCTGCGCTCGTTTTTTCTTGATCTGGACTGTGGCAAGGACAAAGGCGACAAAGGTTTTCCGACACAGCAAGCGGCGGTAAAGGCCGTGCGCGTGTTCTGCCAAACACACCAGCTTCCGAAACCCACGATGGTGAACTCCGGTCGCGGGCTGCACGTGTACTGGGCAATGGACGAGGACATGCCGAAGAGGGAGTGGCACCCGCTCGCGCTTCGCTTCAAGCAAATGTGCATGAACCACGGGCTTAACATTGACCCGGTTGTACCGGCTGACTGCGCACGGGTGCTGCGCTGCCCGGGGACACGTAACCATAAGGACAGCCCGCCGAAGAACGTAGCGGTGCTTGCGGATTTAGAGCCGGCGATGTCGCTGGATAAGTTCAAAGCGATTCTGGATCACTACGTGCCAGAAGGCGAGGTGCCGCCGAAGAAGGCGCGTACAAACGCAGCTGACCCCATGATGGCGTCCCTGATGGGAAATGCCACCAGCCGATTCAAAACCATTCTTGAGAAGAGCGCCAAGGGGCGCGGCTGCCTGCAACTGGTCAACATCACAACAAACCAAGCAGACGTCGAAGAGCCGCTGTGGCGTGGCGGGCTGTCTATTGCGGTGAACTGCGTGGACGGCGACAAAGCTATTCACATTATCTCTCGCAAGCACCCGAAGTACGACCCGGAGGAGACTCAGAAGAAAGCCAAGCTGACCGCAGGCCCCTATCACTGCGCGACATTTGACAGCATGAACCCCGGGCTTTGTGATAAGTGCCCCAACAACGGCAAACTGACGTCGCCGATTCAGCTGGGCAAGGAGATTATTCGGGCGCAGGACGAAGATAACGTTGTGTTTGACCGCCCTGAGCAGATGAAGACTGTTGAACTGCAGGCGTACACAATACCTAAATACCCTGCCCCTTACTTCCGCGGAAAGAACGGCGGCGTGTACATCGAGACCGAGAACCGGGAAGGGGATGCAGTTGAAATGCTGGTGTATGAGCACGATCTGTATGTTCTGCGACGCGTGGAAGACCCCGAGGAAGGCGCGTCAATTGTGATACGGGTGCACCTGCCGTATGACGGAGTGAAAGAGTTTACGGTGCCTATGTACGCGGCGACGGCTCGGGACGAGCTGCGAAAGTACCTGTCGAGAAACAGCGTGGCGGTTGCCACAACCGCACACTGGGAGGCATTAATGAGTTACGTTATAAAATGGGTCTCCAATCTGGAGCACACTTCCGCTGCGGACTTGAGCCGCAGACAATTCGGCTGGACTGACGATGAGTTTTCCAGCTTTACGCTGGGTCGCGCCCGCGTGCTGCCGGACCGTGTGGAGCTTAACGCACCATCGAGCAAGACGTCCCACTTCTTCCCAATGTTTGAACCGCAGGGGGCTATGGACGAATGGAAGAATAATTTGGAGTTCTTCAACAAGCCGGGGTTTGAGTCGTACCAATACATTATTGGCACAGCATTCGGCTCTGTGTTGACCAAGATGACAGCTATCAAGGGGTCAATCTTCCACTTTCACACCAAGGACTCAGGTTACGGTAAGACCACGGCGCTGCTGGCAGCCGCCAGTCTGTGGGCCGACCCGGCGAAGTTCGTGAAGTTCGAGCGTGATACTTACAACGACAAGATGAACTACGCAGAGGTCATCAAGGACTTGCCGCTTTATTGCGACGAGTTGACCAATATGCACCCGAAGGACACCAGCGATTTTATCTACCAGATTCCCAGCGGTAAGCAGCGCGGCCGATTGGCCCAAGGTGCTAACTCATCCCGCTGGCGCGGGGACCCATGGAGCTTCATCTGCGTCACAACCGGCAACGCCAGCCTCATCTCCAAGGTGAACTCCTACAAGGACGCACCGAAGGCAGAGATGCAACGTGTGCTGGAGTTCTCTCCGCAGAAAAAGAACCTTGCCAAGCACGACACCGATGCGCTGGCAAAATCCATCGAGCTGCACTTCGGGCACGCGGCGATACCGTACCTGCAGTACATCATGAACAACGTCGACGAAATCCAGAAGCTGCTGGTCAGCGTTCAGATGAGCATCGATGCCCGTGCCGGGCTCACTGCGCAAAACCGATTCTGGTCAGCGCAAGCTGCGTGCGTGATTACAGGGCTACTGATTGCCAAGCGCCTCAAGTACATAAAATACGATGTCAAAGCGCTGATTGACTGGGTGGTGAACTACCTGCGCGAGTACAAGGAAGAAGACGTCAATATGTACAACCACGACGCCACGCAAGTGGTCAGCGACTATTTCTATGCCAACGTGAACGACTTCCTGCGAATCCGGGATTCAAGCGACGGCCGTGCCGATAATAGTAGTCGGGCAGATGTGCTGGACCATCTGGTTGTGCCGGAAGCAATGCCTCGCGTCGCGCTGCTCGGCCGGTTGGAGACCGACAGCAACACGCTGTACTTGATGCCAAAGCCTTTCAGGGCATGGTGTGCAGACAGACAGATCGAC